TCAGACCGCCAGCAGCGCCTCACCCGGAAGCCCCAGCGCCACCACCTGCCCCCGCTGCCGCACCCGCAGCGACACCTGGCTCTGCCGCGCCCCGAAATCCGCGATCTCCTGCGCCAGCGGATAGGCGAGCGCGTTCGTGGTCGTGTCGCTTGCACGCACCACCTGCGTCCCCGAAAGGATCTCGACACGATAGGACTCGACAGGTTCGTCGAGCGGCGTTTCCCCGTCGAGCCAGGCATCGGCGGAGGCACGCGCGCAGCGGATCCACCGGAGCGTCAGGTTGCCCCCGGCATCCCGCCGGGCGCTCAGATGCACCGGCGCAAGCGGCGTTTCCGCGCGCAGGCCACCGGCAAAGCTGTAGGTCTCCGCCGCACCGGCCGGCATGCCCTGCGCCTCCACGATCCAGTTGAGCGTCTGCCCGGCTTCCGCACCGCTCAGGCCCAGCGGCTGCACGGCCGCATCGAGGATCACGATCGTGGCACCGGCATCCGCACCCGCCCCCTGCGCATCGGTCGATCCGGCAAGCCCGCGCAGCAGCCGCGACAGCCGCCAGCGTCCGGGCGCGATCTCCTCGGCCAGACCGAAGCCGAGGATTTCCCAGGCGCCGTTGCGCGACAGCACGGCCATCCGGTTTTCACCCTGAAACAGCGCGAGATCGCTGATCGACGTCAGCTCCCCCGCATGCAGGTCGAGCGTCACGGCATTCGCATGGTCGAACCGCCCGGAAACGCCGACACCGAGATCCGCGACGAGCGTCCCCGTCCGCGCCGGCCGCGCCAGTGACAGCCGCGCCGCATAGCCTTCACGCGTCGGCGAGGCCGACAGCGTCACCGACGTCCAGGGCCGCGCAAACACCGCCGCCCGCGCGAAACTGGCCGCGTCCCCGTCCGTGTAGCGCGGCAGGTCCATCAGATGCACCAGCGGCGCGAAGGCGGCAGAGGCGCTATGGCCGTTCGCGGCCACGCGCGCCTGCGGCACGAAACGGCTGGCACCGCCCAGGACGATGCCCCGCGCCTCCACCCGGCGCACCTCGCCATCGTCGATCCGCTCGATGACGAAAGTCCCCGCCGGTCCTTCAGGGACGGTCACGATATCCCCCGGCATCGGCCCGAGCGCATTCGGCGGCAGCGCGAAGCTCAGCTGCCGGCGCCCGGCCTGATGGTCGCGCAGCGCCGCGTCCACGGCATCGGTCGCCGCCGCCTCGTGCAGCGTACCGGCCAGCGACAGCCGCAGGATGCGCTCGTTGCCGGGGGCTGCCCTGCGCGAGCGGGCCGTCGTCCGCCCATAGTCGCTTGTGGGATCGAGATGGTCGAGGATCGCCTCGCGGGCATAGTCGCCGGCATCGCCGCGCAGGTCCTGTGTCAGGGCTGCATCCTTCACCTCCGCCAGCGTTTCGAGCCGGGTCGGCGGGCCCGCCTGCAGCAGGCGCGAGCGGAAAACGAGCCGCCCGCCCCGCTCGACCGCATCGATGCCCGCCGCCGTCATCAGCGGCTCCAGCAAATCCCGCGCCGACATCTGCTCGGCCTGCACATAGCCGCCGAGATCGCCGCAGACGAGGTCGGTGTCGCCGTCCGCAAACCGGTGATCCGCCAGAATGGCGGCGATCGTATCGGCCATCGTCGCCGTGCCCAGCCGGCCGTTCAGCCAGTGTCCCACCTGCCAGTTGCGGCCGTCCGCCCAGACGTCGAGGGCTGCGGGAAAGGCCGGCTGCGGCCGCGCGTCCCAGGTCCAGACGAACATATGGTCGGGATCGACGCCCGCAGGTGCATCCGCGCCCTGCCAGAAATCATGGCTCGCCTCCAGAAACCGCCGCTGCACCGCATCGCTGCGCCCGCCGCCCGAAAAATACGGAACCGCACTTTCAGACGATTTCGGATCGGAGAAGACGTTCGGCTGGTTGCCCCCCTTGTCGATCGCCGGGCAGCCCGTCTCGGTGAACCAGACCGGCTTCATGCCCGGCACCCAGGCCGTCGCCACCGCCTGCTCGACGCCGCCGATGCGCTCGTGATGCGCATTCGCCCACCATGCGCCGATGTCCTTGACGCGAAACACCCACGGCTTGCCCGCAAGCCCGTCGGTGATCGCCGAGCGGCGGCGCGTCGTCCGGTCCGCCGGGCTGGCATAGTACCAGTCGAAGCCCTCGCCGCCCGCGCTCATGGCCCGCAACACCGCCCCGTCCTCGGGCGTCCGCTGCCCGTCCGGGTTGCCCTCGGCAATGTCGCCGTCCCGCCAGTCCGACAGCGGCATGTAATTGTCGATCCCCACCGCATCGATCGCCGGCGACGCCCAGAGCGGATCGAGGTGGAAGTGGACGTCTCCCGATCCGTCGTCCGGGTGATAGCCGAAATACTCGCTCCAGTCGGCCGCATAGGTCAGCCGCGTCGCCGCCCCCACGGTCGCGCGCACATCCTGCGCCAGCGCCGTCAGCGCTTCGACGAAGGGAAACCGCCGCGCCCCGTCGCGCAGCGTCGTCAGACCGCGCAGCTCCGAGCCGATGACGAAGCCGTCCACCCCGCCCGCATCCCGCACTAGTCGCGCATAATGCAGCACGAAAGCGCGATACCGCCCGTCCGCGCCCCCAGCCCCCCCGTTGTCGGATACCGTGGCCGTACCGCAAAACGCCGAAATCTCGCCGCGCACGGCCGGCGTTTTATCAGTGCTTCCCGGCAGACCCGGCGCCACGGCCGCCGTGATCCGCCCGCGCCAGGGATAGGCTGCCTGACGCACCCCGCCATAGGGGTCCGGCAGGGTATTGGCAGCAGAAATATCCATCATCACGAAGGGATAGAGAAACACCTCCAGCCCGCGCGCCTTGCAATCGGCGATGGCCGCCACGACGCTCCGGTCGGAGGGCGTGCCCCCATAGGCCGGGCCACCCCTATTTTGGCTGACGAGGTGCGCCCCCTCGCGCTCCACACCTGCGACCGACCATTCGCTGCTCTCCCGCCCACGTTCGCGCGTCTCCACGCCCGGCAGGATTTGGCACTGCCCGGCGCGCAGATCGGTGCCGAACCAGGAGACGACCAGCGCCACGCGCTTGAGGTTCGGGCACAGCGCCTGCAGCTCGTCCAGCGAGGCCTGCCAGTCCGTCTCGCCGTGAAAGACGTTGCGGTTGACGATGCGGGCCTCCCCCGGCCCGGTCTTCTCCTGCACCGGCGCCGGGTCGTAGCCATGCTCCGTCGCACCGGGAATGATCGTCACCGCGCGGATCTGCGTCTCAAGCCGGCCGACGGGGCGGATGACCTCGACATGCAGCAGCGGAATCCGGTTGCCGTAAGGCCCGAGCGGCAGCCGCTCGAAGACCACATAGGCCAGCCCGCGATAGGCCGGCGTCTCGCCCAACGCCTGCTTCGCCGATATCAGCGGATCGAGCGCCTGGCTCTCGGCTCCGGTATGGAGCCGCATCTCGACGGTCGAGAGATCGAGTTCGCGCCCGTCGGCCCAGACGCGCCGGATCCCGGCGATTGGCCCTTCGCAAAGGCCGAGCGCGATGTTCGCGAAATAGCGGAAGGTCTCGACGCGCGGCCCGCTCGCCTTGCCACCCTGCCGCTCGCGATGCACCTGCTCCTCGAAACGCGTCGCCCAGATCAGCGTCCCCCCGATCCGCATCGTCCCGTAGACGCGCGGAATGGCCGTGCCTTCCTCCGCGCCGGGCACGCGGGCATCGCCCAGCCGCGCGCCGGTCACGGTCGTCATGCCGTTGAGGATCGAGCGGTCGATGGCAGAGCCCGCCAGCGCGCCGGCCGCCCGCCCGACGATCGCGCCCAGCGGCCCGAACACGCTGCCGAGCGCTGCCCCCGCCGCCTGCAGAAGAATGGTCGCCATCTCTCTCAAACCTTCTCGGGAAAGCGGAAGACGCCGGCAATCCGCCGCCGCCAGGAAGGCACCAGCGCCGATTCCACGACGCTCGCCTGCTCATAGGCGTGGATGAAGCGCGCTGTGCCGGGATCTTCAGACGCGCTAAAGATCCCCGCATGCTTGGCCGGCATGCCCAGCCGCCAGCGGAAGAGCAGGAGGTCGCCCGGCAGCATCGCGCAGAGGTCGATGGGCGGCCCCATGGCCCGCGTCGCCGCGTCCCACAGCCGGTCCTCCCCGCTCCGCTCCGCCCAGTCCGGCCGGTAGGGCGGCGGCGTCTCCGGTTCCGCGCCATGGATATCGCGCCAGATACCGCGCACCAGCCCCAGGCAATCGCAGCCCACACCCTTTAGGCTCGCCTGATGCCGGTAGGGCGTGCCCAGCCAGTCCCGCGCCGTGGCCAGCACCTGAAGGCGCATGGACTCGTCATGCAAACAACGGTCGTCCGTCATGCACCGTCTCCCCATCCGCATAGCCATAGGAAAAGTCGCTGCCCGGCATGTGCGGGAAGCCGCGAAAGTTGAGCGCGTTGGCAAACCGGTCGCGGCAGGTGGCAAAGCTCTTGTCGCACCCCATGGTCACCGTGAGCGTATCGCCCGCCGACAGCGGCACCGGCGGCGGCAGCCACAGGGTGAGCCGCACCGTTGCTCCATCAAGCTCGACAACGTGATCCTCGACATCGCAGGTCCAACCAACATTCGCCCCGCTCGTCATGCGGATGAGGCCGTAGCGATAGGCCCCGACGGCGGCCGAAAGACCGGACACGACCAGCCCGACATCGCCGGCAACCTCGAGGATCACGCCCGTCTCGCTCCGTCCGGCAAGGCTCGCGCCGCATCGGGCATCGCCGAAAGCGGCATCGCATCGCCGCCCGTAACTGCGGCCCTGCACTTCGCTGAGCCGGTGCGTCAGGCTGCGAAGCTCGGCGCGAAAGGCGCCGCCCGCCCGCATCACCTCGCCGATATCCTGCACGGTCAAAAGCATATGCTGCTCGGGCGCCTGCCAGTTGACCACAAACTGCTCGACCCGCGCGCCGTCATAGCGCCCCGCCGCCACATCGGCCTCGCTGATGGCAGCGCTCGAAAAGCCGCCCGTCACCTCGCCCGCATCCGCCGCCAGCCCCGCCGCCGCTTCCGTCTCGCTCGCGCGAAAACCGCTTGCGGCCAGAAAGTCGGTGCCAGTGAAGCGGAGATCGCGGTCATGCTCGGTAAAGCCGATGACCACGCCATCGCGCCGCGTCACCCGCCAGCCATGGCACACCGTCGTCGCATCGCCGGCCAGATGTGCCGCCAGCGTGTCCGGAATCTCTCTCATGGCCGGATCTCCACCAGCGGAATGGTCGGAATGCGCCCGGCCTGAAACTGCGCCAGATCCACGTCGATCCGGTCGGTGTCGAAGCGCACCGGCACGTCGAATTCGAAACCCGCCCGCACCAAAGCCCCCGCAGGCGGCACATGCCCGGCCGCAAACGTCACCATCCCCGTGGTCGCATCCAGCGCCAGATGCTCGCCCGCCACATCAGCGCCGTTCACGGTTACCAGCAGCGTCCCCGCCACCGGCTTCACGATATCGCGCACCGTGCCGCCGCCCGCATCCGCATAGGTCTTGGTCAGTTGAAAGCGATCCGTCGTCCCGTTGCCGGTCCCGATCGCCTGATCGCTCGCCGTCACCGCCCGTCCCGGCGGCCCGGAGCGGAAATCCACCGGATCGCGGAAGCGAAACCCGTGCAACTGTCCGGACCGTGCCTCGAAGAAAGCGAGAACCGCATAGAGATCGTCGATCTCGCGGAGGCCGGACCCCGCATCATAGTGCCGCCGCGCGTCCCGCCAGCGGTTGTTGCGGTTCTCCCGCCCGTTTGACAGGCTGACGATATCCGTTCGGCGCACCGGCCCACCGCTGGTCCCCAGCGCCAGCCGCATCGGAAACCGCACCTCGTGAAATCCCTGATCCATATCAAGTCCTCTTCAAACACCCCGCCGCCCGCGCCCGACGGTGCGGGTCAGCATGGCCGCGATCTGCCCTTCCGAGCGGCGAAAACTGTCGGCGTCGCTCGCCGTCACGTTGAACACCACGTTCGGCACAATGCCTGCCGTCACGCCCGCGCCCGGCATGGGCGCGGCCGCATTCCCGGCAACGGACGAACCCCCGCCACCCGCTGCACCGCCCGCCGAAAGCCCCGACAGAAACCGCGGCGTCGCAAGGCTTCCACTGCCCGTGAACGGCGCCGCGCCACCCGCGCCCGCCCCCTGCGCCAACCCATCGAACACCGCCCCGATCCCGGTGGACACCGCATCCTGCAACGGCTTCAGCCCCGCGGACAGCGCGATATCGACCAGCCGAAGCCCGGTGCTCTTCAGGATATCGTCGAGCCCCTTTCCACCGCGCACGGCGCTCGAAAGCGCGCTCGTCATCGCCGAACCGAACCGGCCGGCACTGCGCTCAAGATCGGCGAGCACCGCATCCAGCGCTTTACCCTCTGCAATCATCGCGGGGAAATCGCCGCCACTGTCCGCCTCATCCGCCATATCCGCCTCCTGTGCCGTCATCGTCTGGAAATTGCATCATCATCCGGGAAAGCCCGGCGCGGTCGGGGGCCGCGCCCTTTCGCACACCAAGGCCCAGAGCTGCCGCCAATTCCCTCGGGGTCATCCGCCAGAAATCACGCGCCGGCAGCCGCAGACGGGAAAGGCCAGCCTCCATGGCCGCCTCCCAGGGAAAGGGCGCCGGTGCCGCCCCGTCCTCGCCGTCCACGGCGCTCAGGGGTCCGGCCGCGCGCCATCCTCGGGTTCACCGCCGAAGGCTGCGGTCAGAAGCTCGCCCACCAGCCGCGCCAGACCCGCCAGCCCGCCCTCGACGGACATGCCTGCGACGTCCTCGTCGGACACGATATTGCCGCCCCCGCGCAGGCCGATCGCGAGGATCGCGATCAGATCCTCCGCCTTCAGCCCGCCGGCCAGAAAACGCCGCGCCAAGGCGGCAAGGCTATCGGCGGCAAAGGCGGTTTCCAGTTCCGCAAGGCTGCCGAGCGTCAGGCAGAGGATACGGCGCTCGCCGTCGATCACGGCCTCCACCTCGCCGCGATGCCGGTTCGCGCGCCCGGTCACGCGTCTCTCACGCGGCCGCATCACGCCACCACGAAGCTGAGCGGACCGGCCGATTCCAGCGCCGCCTCGAACTGGACTTCGCCATTGTGCTGGCCGCTATATTCCAGAGTCGTCAGCTGGAAGAGGCCGCTCACCGTGCCGAAATCCGGGATGATCACCTGCCAGATCAGGATCGCGCCCGAAAAGAACGTCGAGCGCACCAGCGCGTCGGACGCCTGATCCTTGAAAATGCCGGCACCGGCGATCGATGCGCGCTGCACGCCCGCCCCGCCCAGCAGTTCGCGCCAGCGCCCGCCGGATTCCGCGTCGGTCACGTCGACCGTCTCCGCATTGAACGCCAGCCGCTTCGACCGCAGCCCGGCCACGGTCGTAAACCCGCCGCCGGTCTCGATCTTCAGCAGAATATCCTTGCCCTTCTGCGCCACCATCGGCTCGTCCCTTTCCGTGTGCATTCGGTTGGTTACATCAGGCCCGGCGCTCGCTCAGCCCATCGGCTCGGTCACGGCGCGAAACCGCATCACCGCCACATGCCCCCGCGCCGCGCCGTCGCGCGCCGTGCGGGTGCCCTCATGCCGCAGGTTGACAAGATGATGGTCGGCAAGCGAGAGGCCCGCATCGTGCAGCAGCGCCCGCACGCGGCCCGCAATGTCCTGCACCACCCGGTTGCCGCCCTCTGCCCCGCGCACCTCGATCGTCATCGCGTGCTCCTCGCCCGGCTCGCTCGCCGTCGACCAGTCGCTGCTCTCGATCCCGGCAAGGCGCAGATACGGGTGCTCCGCCCGCTCCAGCAGCCGATCATGAATGCCGCCATCCCCCAGCAACGCCAAAAGGGCCGCATCGCCCGAAAGCGTTGCAAACACGGCCGCCTGCAGCGCATTCCCCGCACTCATGACCCCGCTCATATCAAGGTCTCCCGGCAGCGGCACACGAGGTAGCGCCGGCTCTCATCCGGATCGAACGCCGACAAGACGACAAACAGCCGCGCCCCCTTGCGAAAGCGCATGCCGGCGGACACGTCCGTGCGATGCCGGATCCACACGTCATGCTCGACATCGCAAACCCCCTCGTCGCGCCGCTCGCCGGTCAGCGCCCCGCGCGGCTCGATCAGCGTCCACAGCGCGCCGGCGCTCGCAAAGGTCCGCGAAATGCCGCCCTGCCCGTCCGGCGTCTCCACCGGCCTTTCCAGTTCCATCCGTGCCGTCATGCGGCCTGGGTCGATCGTGTCGGTGCGCATGGTCAGAGCTTCATCCGACGGAAGGGTGCGACCAGCCGATCGTAGCCGGCCGGCACGTCCGCCGGCTGATCGCCGGGGGCAACGGCACCGCGATAGGCGTAGAGCAGCGCCAGATGCAGGAGCAACGCCCGCTTCAGCGAGGCCGGCACCTCTGCCCCCGTCGTGCCGAAGCCGGCGGTGAAGTCGATCTCGATGCCGTTCACCGCCCGCGCTGTTTCCAGCGCCACCGGCAGGAACAGGCGTGCCGGAAGCGCCGCGCCATCCAGCACGAACCCCGTCATATCCGCCTCGAACGGCGCCCCCAGCGCGTCATAGCCGGTGATCGTCTCGATGCTGACGATGGGCCCCCGCCCGATCTCCAGCACGGAGGCATCCGGCCATGCATCGAGGTAGAGGCGGAAGCTGCGGGCGATCAGCACGAGGCCGGTCGTCCGTTCCAGATGGTCGCGCACGGTGGTGATGAGGTCGGCGATCACGGCATCGTCGGCCGTGTCGTCGACGCGCAGATGCGCCCGCGCTTCGGCAAGCGTCAACGGCTCGCCCACCGGCGGCGCCAGTTCGGCAATGGTCATGGATATCTCCGGTCTGGATAAGGGATGTGGTACGGGCGGCGGGCTCCGTCCGCCGCCCTAAAGCGCCTGATCGATCAGTTGACGGCGAACTTCACCAGCTTGATCGCCTCGAAGTTCTGCACCCCGCCGCCGACGCGCTTGGTCGTGTAGAACAGCACGTAGGGCTTGGCGGAGTAGGGATCGCGCAGGATGCGCACGCCCGTCCGGTCCACCACGAGGTAGCCCGCCTGGAAGTCGCCAAAGGCGATGGCCATGCCGCCGGTGGCCACATCCGGCATGTCCTCGGCTTCCGCCACCGGAAAGCCCATCAGAGACGCCGCCTGGCCGACGTTCGACGGCGGCTGCCACAGGTAGTTGCCGTCGGCATCCTTGAACTTGCGGATGTCGGCCTGCGTCTTGCGGTTCATCACAAAGCTCGCCTTCTGCCGGTGGCCGGCCTTCAGCGCGTAGATCGTGTCGATCAGCACGTCGGAGGGCCCGCTCGGGCGAAACCCGTTCGCGGCGCCGGTCGCGATATAGCCGAGGCTGCCCCAGGCCCAGCTGGCCTCAGCCACATTGCCATAGCTCAGGAACCCCTTCGGCTTGTTGACGCCGTCGCCGGTCACGAAGGCCGTGCCCTCCTGCTCGCTAAAGGCAATGTCCACCTCGTCGGCGATCCAGCTCTCCACGTCGACAGCGGCATCGTCCAGCAGCGCCGCGGTCGCCGCCGGCATGGCATAGAGCTCCATGGTCGGGAAGGTCAGCTCGGAGAGCTGCGGCGTCGATGTCTGCGGCCGTGCCGCCGTTTCCGAGACCCAGCCGGAGGCAAGGCCCGACACCGCGAACGGCTTCTTCAGAACGCTGCCCGACACCTGCCGCACGGTCGACAGCGCCCGGATCGGCGAGATCACCTGCAGCCGCCGGCCGATTTCCGTGTCGGTCTGCGCCGGCACGAGATAGCCGCCGTCGCTCGCCGAGCCGATGGAGAACGCCTTTTCCTCCAGCGCCCGCAGCGCCCCTTCGTCACCCCGGCGGATATAGCTGTCGAAGGCCGCCTTGTGCTCGGCCGCCTCGAAGCTCATCGCCTCCGCCTTGCCGCCCAGCGCCGGACGCGCCTTCTTCAGGAGCATCTGGTCGAGCGCCCGCTTCTGCTCGTCCATCCCGCGCGAAATCCGGTCCACCTTGTCGCGCGTCACCACGTCGGAAGAAAGCTTGGCTTCGATCTCGCCCAGCCGCTGGTCGTTCGCCTCCTTGAACACCTCGAAGGCGCCCATGAAGTCCTCGAAGGCCGTGGCCATCGTGTCCGGTATCGTCTTGATCTCCGGGGCCGTCTTCAGAGCACCCGCGGTCTGTGTATTCGTCATCTCAAGAAATCCTTTCGTTCCACCATCATCCGGGTCGCCCGCCGCATCGTGCGCACGAGCTCCGTTTCCCTGTCGCGGAAGAACCGCGCATGCTTGACGTTCGAGACCCGCGCCGATGGCAGCATCGGAAAGGTCACGACCGAAATCTCCCAGAGGTCCGCTTCCAGCACGCGGCGGATGCCGCTCTTGGCGTCGGTGCGCGCCTTCACCGTCTGAAAACCGATGGAGAGCCCGTCGAGCGCGCCGCCCTTCATCAGCTGGTGCACCTCGCGGGCCCGCGCCACGCCGGTCGAGAGCCGCCCCTCGACGAACAGCCCCCGCCCGTCCTCCCGGATCGTCGTCCAGGTGCCGATCGGCTCGTTCGGATCGTGCTGGAACAGCATCCGCACGCCGCCCGCCCCGCGCTTGGCAAGCGAGTGCAGGAAAGCCCCGCGCTCGATCGTGTCCTTGCCGAGATCGATCTCGCCGAACACGCTGGCATAACCCGAAAACCGCCCCTCGCCCGTCACCCCCGCCAGCGTCAGCCCGGCAACCGCCGTCGTCCGCCGGACCGCATATCGGTCTGTCGCCATGGAAATCTCCCCGTGTGTATCGTGAAAAGCCGCTTCGCTTGGCGGAAGGGGCCGCCTATTTCTGCCCGTACCGCCGCGAAATCCGCACGGCCGCGCCCAGCGCCCACCAGGCCATGAGGCTCGCCGCCGCCGATCCCGTCAGCAGGACTTCGGCACCGGACACGAGCCCCGAGATCCCCAGCCGCTCGACGACCCACAACCCCGTCGGCCCGCCGAACACCAGCCCGCAGACGGTGCCGGTCAGAAACCGCGACGCCGCCTCATGCCGGCTTTTCGGCAGGAGATAGATCAGCGACACGGCAGCCCCCGCCACCGCGCCGATCCCCCGCGCCGCCCACAGCACCGGGTCCGGCTGAATCTCGGCCAT